CGTCGGCGTCCTGCAGCAGCGGCACGTTGAACAGCAGCAGATCGGCATAGCCGCCGATCGTGAGGTGCTGCGCGCCGGTTGTGTAGACCGCACCACCCGTGCCTGGCGCCGCGTAGACGGTCTGGTCTTCCGACGCCAGGGTCAACTTGAGCGACAGGTCGGCGCCGGTATCGATCTGCTCGATGCGCGCCGTGTAGCTGTCGCCGTTGTCCAGGCTCACGGTGACGTTGTCGGTCGGATCGAGCCACAGGTACGTCGATGACAGCCCGGTCTCGTAGGTGTCGCGCGACGCCCATAGCGTATACAGCCAGGTTTCCGCGATGGCGCGGGCTTCCTGATTGTTCGCTACCACCGGCAGGTCGATCTGCATCCGCCGCTTGGAATACTGCGTCGGGATCGGCAGGGTAATCCGCTTGGCGTAGGCCGCGCCGGGCTGATAGTCGAGCGCGGGATCGCTGTATTTCACATTGATCTGCAGGGGCATTTCCTGCTCCTGCGCCTTTTTCACTGACCAATACTGCGCCGGGTCATTGTCGTTCAGCGAGCGCAGCGAGGACTGCGGGATGGTGGCCACCGATGCCCGGCCGCGCGGCACGAACCGCAGCTTATAGTCGCTCTCAACCATATCGATTTGATAGACGTGACAGAGATCGGCGATCGCCTGACCGGCCGATTTCAAGTCCGGAACCACATAGCCAACGGTGGTTGCCGTCACTGCCGAGACATCGATCATCGCACTGTCGACGCCAACCCGGGTGCAGAGGTCGGCGATGATGGCAGCCACCGAGACTTCAACGCCTTCACCGCGCTGAAGGTAGGCGACGTACCATTGCCCGGTCACATCGCGGTAGACGACGCTGTTGCTCTGGCTGTTGTAGGACATGCCGCCGAAAATCGCGGGTGCGCGTGCTGCATCGGCCGTGGCGATCGATGACACCGCCAATGTCCCGGTGGCTGTATCCACGACTGGCACGCCACCGCCGCTGCCGAGAAAGTTGATCGCAGCACCGACAGAATTGCCGTCCAGTATAGTGTTTGGCATTTGCTCCTGTGGACCCAGCCAATTCGGATTGGTCCACACCATGCCCAGCGTCGGGCTCCACTTTCCCGTCGTCAGGGTTGGCGTATAGCCGGTAATCTGATACTCAGTCATAATGATTGAGTCGTCGGCGCCATCGTAGATGGCCACCACGCCACTTTGGATGATCCCGCCTGAGGTCCGCACCAGCCCGAAGTCGGTCGGATGCAGCGTGGTCATCAGCTGGTAGCTGGTGCCGATACTGCTGGGGTCCGAGCCGGCGGCCTGTACTTTGGCAATGCGCGTTCCGGGCGGATCGGCATCCGTGCCCGGGTTGAAGGATATATCGTCAACGAGCCAGATATCGACGAGACCCAAGAGCTCATCGGATTTGCCGACAATAATATTAACGCCGTATGAATAGGCCGTTGTGTCGAACGGGATCATGCCGATTGCGCCGGTCAACGGATCGACCACGAACGGCCCCTGAAAGAAGTCGCTCCCGGCGATCATGTCGACTGAGCCGTAGATCGAGGTCAGCTGGAAGCAGGTCAGTGACGATACGCCCGAGTAGCCGGCGAACCGGTTTGTCACAGGCCCCAGCCGTGTCTGGGTTTCAATCGTCAGCGTGTTCGGATCGATGACCCACAGCCAGCTACCGTTGTTCGTGGTGGGGAAGGCATAGATGTTTGCAACGACGTACAGCTTTGAGCCATTACAGCACGCAAGCGCGGTGAAATAAGTAACATCACCATACACTGGCCAGAATGTGGCCAACTCTGCCCGGGTCTTCTGCTGAATGACTTGATTGGTCGCCAAGTCATATACCCGGATCGTGCCGTTCGCAGCCAGCACATACAGCCAGTTGCGCGACCAATCGACGCCTGAGGCATGGTCAAAGTCTAGCGCGAGGCTGGTCTGACTGCCTGGATCGGGATCGGTGGCGAGGAATGCCAGTGGCTTGAACACCGTCGTCTCGGTGGGATTGCTGGCCACCACGCACGACACTTGCGGCATCCGGCCGCCGTAGTTGTTGAGATCGACCCCCTGGAAAATCATGTAGCACAGGCCGCGATACGCCGGGCACGCGTTCAGCACGGTCGCGACGTGATCGTTGACCCAGCCCAGGATCAGCCAATCCGCCACCTGGGTTTCACTGCCGGGATAGCCGCGGATTAGAAAGGTATGCTTGGTCAGTTCGACCGGCGTCGTCGCTGTGCCGTCCCAGAACAACTTGCTGTCGAGAAAGATTTTCAGCACCTTCGCCGGACCTTCGCACAGCGCGAACGCCGCCGATTGGTGGAATTTGTAGGTTCCCTGACTGAGGCCCTTGCCGATCCCACCGGAGGTCTTCTTGACCTGGTCGCACCAGATCATCGTCGCCGGCAGGCGTGCGGTTCCGTACAGGATCGGGATCGGATTGCCGTAACTCGCATTGCCGGTCTGGACGTCGGAAATCAGCGGGTGCTTGTGTTTGCCGAAGATAAAACTGCCGATCAGACCGCCGGCCATGCTGCCGATGGCGCCGCCGATCGGGCCGCCGAAATACGACCCGATTGCGGTGCCGGCGAGCTGGAAGGCCGCAGCGCCAGCTTGTTGGCCCATCGATTAGTCCTCCAGCCCCGGATACGCGTAGAGCGCGATCACCTTCAGCACCCGAGGCAGCGGGGCGTGGTCATACTGCTCCTCGACGACCCGGCGCTCATCCAGACGGGCATGGATCACGTGCAGCGCGTCATCGCGGGCCGAGAAAATACCGACATGCGCTGGCAACCGCCGATCGGCGAACACGCCGATCAGACCCGGCCAGGGCGGGCTGATAGACCGCCGCTCGAGGTAGCGATCGAACACGCTCAGCATCTCGCGGTCTGGGCTCGGATAGTCGGTATAGTGCTGCTGATCCTCGTGCGGCACCGCGAACGCCCGGCCGACCACCACAAGCAGGCCGAGGCAGTCGAGCCCGCGTTCGGAGCGACCTTTCGGCCGATACGATATGCCGATCCACTTGCGGGCTTCGGCGATGACCTCGGCGCGCATCATGCTATTCGTCCGGATAGGAAATCATCTGGTCAACCCCGGGCATATCCGGCTCGCCGCGAAAATTGACTATATTGTTGTATTTACGCGCGCAGGTGTCGCGGCGCTTATCGCACCCCGGATAGTAATAAAACGTGTCGCCGGCTTGGATGGCATAATACACCGCCAGCCACAGATGCACGGTGCTGGTGTCGGTATCGTAGGTTTTCATTTCGACCGTGACGCCGGCATTGTTGCCGGTGATCCAGGTCAGTGCGCCGCCATCGAGGTAACCCGCGGCAAAATTCTCTATCAGCAGCGCCGTGGGATTGGTCAGATCGCCGGTCTTGATGATATTGCCTTGCCGGCCGGTATTCGAAACGATTTGGATGACCAGGCTGGCCGGCGAGGACAGTGTGACGTCGAGGCCGGCGGCAATGATCTGGCTGTTAATGTCGCTGAACACCGTGGCGCCCGCGGTGTCGAATGGCCAAATCATTGCGGCCACGTTGACGCCGTCGGAAACCGACATCGCGGTGCCGGCGGTGACGTTGTTGCGGATTGAGATCAGCGCCGTGTTGCCCATCAGCCCGGCCGGATAGACCAGCGGCACGGCCACAAAGGCGTGCGTCGATGTCGCGCTGGCGACCGTGCCGGTCTTGCGGTAGGTGGCACTGAGAATGTCGACGGCGCATTTGGTATCGCCAAGATCGGCGCGGCAGAGCGGTGAGTAAATATTGCCGAATTCTTGTGACAGCGCTTGCACCAGGCCGCGCAGTTCAGCGTGGAACAGTCCAGCCGGCGTGCGCGTGACCTCGCCGATCCAACCGCGCCGCAACCGACAGATGCCCTGGGTGAGATCGACCCAGTTGACGACGAACAGATAGACCGTAGCGAAATTGAACAGCCCGTTGTTGATGTCCCGCGCCGTAATGCCGTCATCTGACAGAAAGCCGAGCACCTCGAGGTTGTCGACCTGACCGCTGCTGGTGGTGACAATAGCGGATGCGTTGAAGCCGACGATGCTGAGATAGGTGTGTCCGCCGATGACGAGGTCCTGGTCATGCGTAGTGAAGGCATAGATGGTGCCGTCGACGCGCACGAGCTGCCAGCAACTCGCCAGGGTCGTCAGATCGCCCGCGAGGTGCGTCCTCAGGCCAGCCGAGACGGATTTCATCCGAGCTTTAGTCCGATAACCGGAATGGCGTCCCAGACGTGGATCTGATTGCCTTCCACTGTCGCGTTCAGCTCATCGGTATCGAAGCGCGCTGGCACGTCGAACTCGAACGAACCGGTGATGGTGTGCCCCGTGGTGGCAGCCACCGTGGCGCCGAGGGTGACGATGCCCGTTGTGGTATCGACCTGATACTGCGAGCCGCCGGTGCCCACGGTCATCAACACGCCGGTATGATAAAGCTTGATCGTGCTGGCCACGGGCTTGCGGATGGTGCGCACAAAACTGCCACCGCCATCACCATACGTCTTCGACAACTGGAACGTGGCGAGAACGCCGGTGGTCGTGAACAGGGTTTGCATCGCATCCAGATCGCCAGGCGTGGCCCGCCAGTACGGGCAGCGATAATCACCCCAGTCCTTGAACCGGAATCCGACCGCCCGGCCCATGCGGGCGTAGAAGAACTTCTCATAAGCAATGAAGTCGGCGACGTCGCGTAGGCCGGTCGAGATGTCATATTTCGGCCGCTCGCGTGACCAGTTGACGTTGCGCTGTTCACCGCCCGAGCTGAGTATTGTGACGGTGGTGGAAAAGCTCGGGCCGCCCTTGGCGCCGGCCGAAATCATCGGCGGGAACTGCACCTCAACGAAGGATGAGATGGTCATATGCTGTTCCTCGCCTTGGCA